CACCAGCAGACTCAGTTCCACCTGCGCGGCGTTGAGCCTCATCGCGGAACCAGTCATTTTTGGTGTAGGTAAAGAATTTGTTAGACTTTTTATCCACAGGAATTACTGGGAATACTTTGTCTGCAATAAAATTGTCTTGATTTTGAAGATACGCTACTGAAATGTTTGTCAGAATCGCGTCAATATGGACTTGACCGCCCGTTGGTTGTGGCATGAGTTATATCTCCTTATACTGCTCTAGTTGGACCAGCGCAGTTAATAACTGCGGTAATGACATCAGAACTTGCGCCAGCCGAAATAGCGGTTCCAAGGACATACTTGGTGGTATCGGAAGTCGTAACGACGCTTGCTTTTGCGGCGGATGTTACGCCTAGTAGGTCGCCAATAGCGACAGTTACGCCAGCGACTAACTTAGTTCCACCGATAATTAGAACTTCGGCTTCTTGTCCTGCTGTTGGTGCGTTCTGCAAAACACCAAGCGGAATATCAGTTGCGGCTGAACAAGTAACAACTAGGTCAGTTGTACTCATTTTTACAAAAGTGTACTGAAGTGCAGATAAATCGGCACCAGCCACTCTTGAAATTTTTACTGCATAATTACTAAATTCAAATGCCATGGTTTAGGCACCTTTCTCGGATAGGTATTGGCTGTAAAGTTCTGGATTTTTAATTGCTACATCTGCGAGCGCTTGCTCAAAAGACTTTGCAACTCCATCTTCAACAGCCGACTTTGCCATAGCGGTCATACGACCATAAGCATTGCCTTCTTTGAAGTCCGCAGATTTGCCGATTTCTGCAAAGATATTTGCTGACTCAGCCTGAGCGTTGATTGATGTAAGAACATCTTCAACTGCTTTAGCAAGGTCTGAATCAATTGAGGACAAACGACGAAGCGCTGGTCCAACTTTTTCTGCATCAAGGTTGATGTTTGCCCAACCCTTTGCTTTTTCAATGGCTTCAACATCTGCGCGAGAATCGCGCTCTGCCTGAAGTGCGGCTGTTGCCGTTTCTGCTTGCTTACGCAAATCTTCAATCATTTTGACGACTGGCTCAGGAGCGGACTTTAAGAATTCCTCTGAGGCATCAACTGACTTACCCATCATTTTAGGTTCGCCAACTTCTTCCTTAGCGGCTTCTGCCAATTTAGCCTCAAGTTCAGCAATCTTTTTCATTGCATCCTCCATGGTCATTTCAGCCTTCTCCACCTGCGCTTCAGTAGCCGTGGTTGTTGTTTCCTCCATATTGGAGTCCTCCTCGGTGAGCGTTTCGTCTAAAACCCTCTGAACTTCAGATTCGTCGGCTGATTTCATAACCAGCCAGCCTTCGTGTAGATGAGCAGGATGGTCTACCCCGCTGGTTTCTTCGATTGCAAGATTTACCATCTTACGAGTACGAGATGCCAAAATAACTCCTCACGAAAAGAGATTCCCACGACAGTATGGACTGCATGATAAATCTCGGGTCTTGACAGGCTCAGAATACCATACGCCCGTTTTGTGCCTTTTATTGATTTAGCAATACCCGAGTCTTGGCAATGGCTTGAACTAAATCAGGACAAGCCCACATTGAAAAAGGATTATCGCTCTCCCAAAAACGCGCTAATCTAAAATGAAAATCGCCTTCATCCATTTTGCTCCAAATATAAAATGCTTGTGAATCATGCGGTAACAAAACTGTTATACCAGCATACCCAGGCGGTGTTGTAACTCTGGTTGCTTCTAAACCCATATTGGAAAGAATCCCAATAGTTACATCAATGATTGAAGAACTCACGATGGATTTTCACTTGGGTTAGGAACATATCCTGTAATTTTGCCCGCGTTTTGATAAGTTCTGCCGAAATCTGGTTGTGGGCTATACCCACCTCTTTGAGCGCGACGGGCATAATTTGTTGCGGGAGATGCTATGCGAGCAATCAACATTCTTTCAGCCATACTTAACTTACGCTGTTTCTTTGGACGACCTAAACCCATATCCATTGAGTCCATGTGTCTTGGATTATCTGCATTGTGTGGGTTATCAGACCAAGAACCATGACTTGATTGGTCATGGTCGCCATGCTTTGCAACTTCTAAATTTGATTTTATTTCTTCAACTGCTCCATAAACAATCATCGCCGCAACGCCAGTTAAATTTTGAATTCCTTTTTTATCAATTTCTAATTCAATGACTTTGAACTCTGAATCCAAAGTATCCCAAAGCGGACCTTCTCTTAATAGGTCAAGAACTTCACGCTCGGCTGATTTCATGTACTGCCTTCTTGGTTTAGAGAGATGCGTTTTTATTAAGAGTGGACATCTTATGTCCAACTAAAGTTTCTGTCTCTTTGCCATTTTTGTAAATACGAATAAGAACTGCTGGGTCATCTTTTTCAGCCTTAATACTAAATGATGACTTTGGAATACCCAAAACGCCTTCGCGCATGATGTGTTCAACTCTGCCTCGGGCTGTTCCCCCTGATGCTTGCCAAGAAACCATGTCTCCGTTTTTAAGTGAGGTTGCTTTATTTACGCCAGAAGTTTGATTAGAAGTAATATAATCACTTACAATTTGTGCCTGTTCTTTTGAGTCTGCGCCGATATGAAAACTATGTGATTCACCTCTGCCAAGCAAGGGTATTTTTTGACCTTGCTCTGCGGTCATTCCCTTGTCGTCGTACCGCATCCAATCGTAAACAGAGGCAACAAAAGATTTCCCAGTCGCTTTGTTCGTAAATTTAGCAGTCCATTGTTCGGTTACTTTTCTTTCATATTCATCGCCCAACATTTCCTTGCCTTTACCAAATAATTTATCTAAATTAGAAGGGGTTGTAGTTGCATCAACTCTGTGATAACTACCACCTGCGGATTCGGTTGTGCTTTTTACAGAATATTCTCCGCCTTTTGTTCCACCCTTTTGTCTAGCCGCGAATTCGTCAATAATTGTGCGTTGCTCTGCTCCGCTTTTTGCGGAACCCATACGGTCAATAAATTCTTTTTGGTCACTTGCTGACATATCTTGAATGTTTTTACCGCCAGCGCCATTACCAGCCCATGAGCCGTGTGAGGCTTGGTCATGCTCGCCGTGCTTGAGAACTTTATCTTTCATTGAATAAGCCATGTCTCGCATAGCCTTTTCAACTGTATATTTAGCGTAACCCTTGATGCCTGAGATTCCCTTTTGACTGACCTCTTCTTCAATCATCGCGTATTCGTCGTCTTTCATCGTTTTCATAGGACCTTTGCGCAGTTCTTTAAGGATTTTCATATCTTTCATTTTGTTTTCCTTTTCAACTTGTTTGCGCTCCGCCAGTTTCATCTATCAATACGCCATCTTTGGTGTACTTTGGCTTTTTTTTCTTTGGATTCATTATTGTATCAACATGGACAGAATTGACTGTGGGACCATCATCTTTTTCAACTGGTTCCATATCTACATATAGACGCTCTGCTTTACCGCCTATTGAATAACCAAGAATCTCACCGTTTTGAATCTTCTCCCAAGCCCAAGGTTCCCAGATAACTCCAAGAAAAACGGTGTTGGCTGGATAAGTATGATTGGTTGGAATTCCAGAAATAGATGTAATCGGAACTGTTAATTCGTATGGGAAAGCCATAACTTCTACCCATTCGCCAGCAACAACTTCTCTATCGTGTTGTAATCGGATACGACGGTCATTAGTGCGAACATAATCCCAAACTGCCCTTTGCAACTCATCGGCACTTGTCCATTCGCCATGAGCATCTAGGCGGTCAGGGATATACATAGCGCCAAGGGTGTAGCGCTTATCGCCTTCAGCCTTGGACATCTCATAGGTACCGATACTTTTGGTTACTTCTTTGAAAGCAGAAGGGAAGAATTTTTGAGCGCTGATGGCATCAACTTCTTCTAAGTCTGTATCTCCTAGTACCAAGACAGGCATGATTCTATCTGTTGGAATCCAGACGCCGTTGGTATCGTCCCATTCTTCTTCGGTGAAAGTCTCTTCTAAGTCATTTATGGCAAGGCGGAACAACAAGTGCGCGACGGGCATCAAATTTTGATAATAGAATCTTACAAAATAACGCATTTGTATATCACTCCCCTCTAATCGTTTCCATTATATCAACCCCAGTTGTTTTTATCAATCCCGCTTCCCGTGGAGTCTGGAAAGGCTGGAATGATTGAACTCCAATTGTCGATAATAACTGCCTATCTTCTGGGAAAGGTATGCGTCTAGCGTATCGAACCTCGCGCATATACAGTTTGTACTTAGTCTGAGGGTCTGCCGTTTTGCTCTCAACCTTGTAGATAGGGTGAATCTCTTTCTTAATCTCTAAAGACTTTGGCGTGTGAAGTTGTAGTTCTGCCGTCACACCGTTCTTTGTAGCCTTGATATTGATGCCTTGGTACGGGTCGCCTTCTTTCCAAAAATTCTTTGTGCGTGGCTCAAACCCATCGGCTCTAAGTTGAGCATCTATTCTTTGCGCCGCGCTTGCATAGTCTTGTTCTGAGAAAACCATTGTGTAACGAACTGCATCGGAGACTTGTCCAGCCGCTTGTTCAAAAGTAACACCGTCTTTTATGGAGTCATCTTGAATTTTACGAGTCAAAGAGTCTGTGGACTTTATTCGGTCTTGCAATCCATCCATTGTTCCGCCAACTTTAGCGGCTAAACCAATCATTGTTTTTGTAATCTCTGGTTCAATTTTAATGAACTGATTACGCAATGCTGTTGCTACTGCAACGGCTTGTGGGTCACGCCCTGCTTCTGGTGCAACATCGGGCGCCCTATCTGGAATAGCGCTACCACCTCCGCCAGTAGCCCAGTTTCCGTGGGTGGACTGGTCATGGTTTCCGTGCTTGAACAAATCACTCTTCTTTATTTCTTTGCCATCATTGCCATACTTGGCACTATCGCTCATGGCTTTACTCTCGTAACCATTTGCTTTTGCGTAATCCCTACTGACCTTTAGGGCTTCATCTGCATTTACCGATAAGCGATAAACGGGAAGTTCTGTTCCTGGGTTATCAAAACTAAAGGCAACTGACGCCGCCCATGTGTGGTGTCCATCTACAACAAAACCATCTTTAGAAATTAAAATTCGTTCGTCTTTAGGAATTTT